TCAATGTTAATTATCCAACACAATCATTGGAAGTTAAGAAAAAAATTAAAAATTCCAATTTGGAAAAATATTGCGTGGAGAATGTATTTCAATCCGAAGAAATAAAAGAAAAGATAAAAAAATCAAATTTGGAAAAATATGGTTTTATGTATGCAACACAAAATAAAGAAATAAAAGAAAAAATAAAAAATACATTGCTTAGTAGATATAATGTAGGAAATAATACACAATCACATATGATTGATATTCTACATCTAATAGAAGATAAAGAATGGTTATTCAAACAATATATCATATTAAATAAAACAGCTATACAAATAGCTGATGAACTTGGTATTAATGATACTACTATAGGCAGGTATTTGAATAAACATGAAATAGAAATAAGATACACAGTAGGATATTCAATAAAGGCTATTCAATGGCTTGAGGAAATCATGAAGGAAGAACAAATATTTATTCAACATGCTGGTAATGTTGGTGAATACTCAATACCAGGAACAAGATTTAAGGTTGATGGTTATTGTTTGAGTAATAATACTGTTTATGAATTTCATGGAGATTGCTTTCATGGCAACCCTGACTTGTATGAGGATGAAGAAACTCCAAACTTTTATAAAAATCATTTAACAGCTAAGGAACTTTATAATAACACCAAAGAAAGAGAAAACAAGATTATAAATTTAGGTTATAATCTTGTTGTTATATGGGAGAATGATTATAATCCATAAATAGAATAAACAACTCTTTTATGGAATGGCAATGGCAACTACATCTACAAAAAAACCAGAAGATAATAAACCAAATATTATCGACATTAAACCTACTCCCATTAAATATGATAAGAAAGATAGATTAATGAGAGGATTTGCGCAAGATGCTGAATTTAAAAAGAAACATGGTGATAAATGGCGGCAAGTTGCTTCAGCAATAACACATGTTCATACGGCCCACAAAGACGATACTATAAAACACTTATAAATAATATTAATATTATTTTATAAGGGAAATGTTTTAAAGTATGGAAAATTTGTTTAAATTAGAAGCGGCACATTGGTATGATTCAGTTGATTATAGTATATTCGAACAAGAATTTGAAAGAATTAACATAATAAAAAAACACACTAAGAAATATTATAAAAGTGGATTTATAAATGAGAGATTATATTTAAATCATATTATAATATTAGGAAATATGTTTTCAACATTTTCAACAAATATGTTGTTCAGAACAACACCAATAGAACATTGGCCTCTTCTAATAACAGTTTTATTATACCTTAATAAAATGCCGGAAAAAATACCTTATACAGATTTGCATTATAGTCAAATTGGAATAGACCAAAATATAAAGGAAAGATTGGAAAATTTATGAAAACATTTAAAAAGTTTATTGGTGAAGAAGTTGCCGCAAATGCGGTTGGTGCAAATCCACCAGATGCTGTAAAAGTTGCTGGCGAGCCATTTAAAAAAGTTGGTAATTCTATTGTGAATCTACGTAGAAATAATAAGAAAATTAGAAAAGAAAGGGCTATTGCTAGAAATCAAGCAAGAGAAAGACACGATAGCGATTTTATGTGAAATGTATTGACAATATTATAACAAGCTGTTATAATATTATTTTATTATGAGTAATTTATGTCACTTTGGATTCAAAAAACATTCATAGATAGAATTTCATACAATCTACCAAGATTCACATGGATTAGTCCAAATGTTGGTAGATTCAGATGTATATTATGTGGAGATTCTAAAAAAAGTTCAACTAAAGCAAGAGCATTCTTTGTGGCTAAAAAAGATAACTTTATGTTTATCTGCCACAATGGTTGCTGTGCGCCACATCCATTTAAGGTATTTTTAAAAAATTATGATTATGGCTTATTTCAGGAATATAAAATAGCAGAGTTAAAAGAATCTGGAAATTATAAAGAACCAGAAAAAAGCGTTCATGATTTAATAAATGAACTAGAAAATAAAAAACCAACATTTAATCCTCTATTGCGTTTAACACCACTAAGGCAATTGCCAAATGATTCTTTGGCAAAGAAATATCTCATTGATAGAAAGATACCATTAAAATATTGTTATTATACTAATAAATATTTTTCTTGGGCAAATTCTTTTCAACCAGGAAAATATCCACCAAATGGAACAGAACAAGAAAGAATAATAATTCCTTGGTTCGATGCTGATGGTTCTTTTTCTGGTTATAGTGCCAGAGCAATTAATGGTGAACAGCCAAAATACTACACATATAAGGCTCATGATGATGCGTTATTTGGAATTGATACCATTGACCAAACTAAAAAAGTTTATGTCGTAGAGGGTCAAATTGATTCAATTTTCATAGATAATTGCGTTGCCGCTGCAAGCTCTGCTTTAGATTCAACTATTATACCAAAGAATAAAGCCATTCTAATACCAGATAAGGATGTTAGAAACAAAGAAATTATGAAACTTGTTGACAAGTGGATTAAAAACGGCTATACTATATGTATGTTAAATGAAAATTTTCCTTATAAAGATATTAATGATGCTATCATTGATGGTATGACAAAAGAAGAACTTATGTGTATAATTGAAAATAACACGTTTTCTGGATTAAAGGCTAAAATGATGTTTACCAAGTGGAGTAAAGTATAATGGCATTGAAAAAACAAGAGCGCAAAGATAAACTTACTGAAATATATTATTTATTAGCCAAAGTGAAAGATAATGATATTGTTGATGAGGCACGTAAAAAAATAATTCATATGCTAACATATGATGGATTATTTATTTTTGAGAAAGATGAATTATTTTAGTGAGTGTTAAATGAGAGATGTATTAGTATTATATCATGGCGGTAAGTGTGCTGATGGGTTTGGTGCTGCTTATGCGGCTTGGGTAAAATTTCGAGATTCCGCTGAATATATTGCTGTAAATTACGGTGAAGAGCCGCCGGATGTTAAAGATAAAGAAGTTTATGTTGTAGATTTTAGCTATCCGCTGGAAACTTTGGTTAAAATGAAATATGATTCAAAAAGTATTTTCGTCATTGACCATCATGCAAGTGCTGTTGATAATTTATTAACAAAAACTGATGATAGAATACGAAATCGAAATATTGATTACATTAAACATGATGTTTGGTTTACTATGGAGCAATCTGGGTGCGGTATGGCTTGGGATTATTTTCATCCAGGAATACCAGCACCATATGGTTTATTATTAATTCAAGATAGAGATTTATGGTTGTTTAAAGATAACAATACAAAAGCATTTAATGCAGCATTAAGAGCATTCATTAAATTTGATTTCTTTAAATGGCATGAAATAATGTCAAGTAATACATTAACATTAGATTTGATTGAACGTGGCGAAGATGTATTAACGGTATTTGATAAAGATATTGCAGACTTATCTGCTAAGGCATATCGATATACATTAAATGGAATTGAATGTTTAGCATGTAATGCACCTGCTAAATATGCATCTGAGTTGGGAAATGTTTTAGCAAAAAAAGCGACATTTGCGGCAATATATTCTTTTGATGGACAAAGAAAAGAATGGCAATATTCATTAAGGTCTGTTGGTGATTTTAGTGTTAAAGATATCGCAGCATTATTTGGCGGCGGTGGACATAAAAATGCTGCTGGATTTTCAACTAAAGAATTAATATTATGAGTAGATATAGATTAATAACAAACAAAAGGATAAAATATGAATTATGAAGTGAATGTAATAGCGGATTCTGTTAATAAATATGGTGTCAGAGCAGTAACACTTGAATTACAATATCCAAGAATAATTTTAGCAGAATTAAACACGCATAGAGTATTTTCTAGGAATTCTTCAAGTTCTAGGGCAATTCCTATTATGACTCTTTTAAAACAAGTATGGAATAGTCCATTTATGCCTGTTTATTGGGGTAAGAATAAACCAGGAATGAAAGCGCATGAAGAATTAGAAGGTATTAATTTGTGGCTAGCAAAGCAGTTATGGTTATTGAGTTCAAAAGTAGCTTGTATATTTGCTTATTTGTTTAGTTTGATTGGTTTACATAAACAAATAGGTAATAGAATTATAGAACCTTGGATGTTTACTAGAACTATTGTAACATCTACAGAATGGGATAATTTTTTTGAATTGCGCTGTCATCCAGATGCACAACCAGAAATTAAAAAATTAGCAGAAATGATAGAAGATGCTATTTTTAATAGCGTTCCTGAGTTTTTACATGAAGGCGAGTGGCATTTACCATATGTATTCAGTGACGAAAAAGCTAGATTTGATATTATTCACTTATTAAAATTATCCACAGCCAGATGTGCAAGGGTTTCTTTTTTGACGCATGATAATAAAGAACCCCATTTTATGAAAGATTTTGGGTTACATGATAGTCTAGTTGGTAGTGACCCAAAACACGCTTCGCCAACTGAACATCAATTAACTCCAGGTGATGACGAAAAGTTTTATTTTAATCATAATACTTGGAAATCCTATAGATGGTTTATTGAAACAAAGGAGAATATTAAATGAAATACTTTTACGACACAGAATTTATTGAAGATGGCAAAACAATTGAATTACTTTCAATTGGTATTGTTTCTGAGGATGGTAGAAAATTATATTGCGAATCCAATGAAGCCGATTTATCTAAGGCAGATGATTGGGTTAAAGAAAATGTTATTAGCCAATTATGGCATAAACAAAAAGATAAATCTCGATATAATGAGTGGATTAAAACAAATTCTGGCGGTTTTATGTCAAGACGTGTTATAGCACATGAAATAAAGAAATTCTGTGATATTGAAAAATATGGTAAGCCAGAATTTTGGGCATATTATGCTGATTATGACCACGTAGTATTATGTCAATTATTTGGTAAGATGATTAATTTACCTGAAGGTTGGCCGATGTATACAAATGATATTAAACAACTTTGTATGTCTATCGGAAATCCTAAATTACCGGAACAACCAAACAATGAACATAATGCATTAGCAGACGCTGAATGGTGCAAAGAGGCATATTATTATATAATGCAATATAATAACGCATTTAAAGTAAACACATACACAAATTTTTTAGACAAATATTAGAGGAAATAATGAACGAAGAATTAATATCACTAAAGGCAGAAAGTTTAACATTGGTATCGTTAGAGAAAAAGAAAAAATTTGATTGTGCGGATATTTTTTCTGTGTTAGGCGTGGTTGGGATGGCATTGTTGGTATCAGCATTTTTTTAAGGAATTTTTATGGGAATTAGGTTATTAACACCGAAAACAGAATATACAATGGATTATCCAACAGCCATTGAATATTCTCAAAAACAAGCATCAATATTTTGGTTGCCAGATGAAATAGAAGTTGAAAAAGACCTTCATGATATGAAAACAAACTTCACAGAAGCTGAATATCATGGTGTTATTTCAACATTAAAATTATTTACAATATATGAATTATCAATTGGGAATGAATATTGGTCTGATTATGTTGGAAAGATATTTCAAAGACCAGATATTCAAAGAATGGCTTCATGCTTTTCATTCTTTGAATTAAATGTGCATAGCCCGTTTTATAATAAAATTAATGAAGTTCTTGGATTAGATACTGATGAATTTTATAATTCATATCTTGATGATGAAGTGTTGAAAAATAGAATGGGATGTATTGGTAAAAGAACAACAAAAAGAGATACGGTTTTTAATATATTAAAATCTGTTGGTATTTTTAGTATGATTGAAGGTGCTATTCTTTATTCAAATTTTGGGTTCTTAAAACATTTTAATAATGTTGGTAAAAATAAATTAATAAATGTTAATGCCGGTATTAATTTTTCCGTAAATGATGAAAGCTTACATTCACAAGCTGGTGCTTGGTTATTTAGAACATTATTAGACGAAGCATGGAAATCTAATGAAATTTCATTACAAGAAATGGAACAGTTAAAAGAAGAACTGACAGAAACCGCTAAAATTATTTTAGAACACGAAGAAATTATCATTGAAAAAATATTTGAAAAAGGACCAATAAAAGGCATCAGTTTTGTTCAATTGAAACATTTTGTTGAGTCCAGGTTAGATATTTGTTTAAATCAACTTGGGTTTGAAGGAATATTTAAGCCTCACTATAACCCAATTGCTCAATGGTTTTATAAAGATTTGGATAGCTCCACATTACATGACTTTTTTAGTTCACAAGGAAATGATTATAATAGAGCTTGGAATGAAAATAAATTTATATGGAAAAAATTACATGAGGCATGAAAAAAGCATTTATGATGAATTGGGTGAAGAAAGAAAAAAATTACAAGATGAAGGGTTATTGCCTAAATGGGTAACGACATTAGCATGGCAAATGTTAAAAGAAAATTATCTAACACCAGAATACCCAGATTTAAAAAGTGTTTATACACGTATATCAAAACATGCTGCAAAATATACAACAAATCCCGAAGAATGGGAAATTAAGTTTTTTGAATTATTTTGGAATGGTTGGTTAGCAGCATCAACACCGGTACTTTCAAATATGGGTACTGGATTTGGTTGTCCTGTAAGTTGTTCTGGTGGCGTTATTCCAGATTCTGTAATAGGGTTTTATGATTCACAGAAAGAAGCTGCTGTTTTATCAAAAAATGGTTTTGGCACTTCTGGATATATGGGTAAAATTAGACCAAGGGGTGCTAAAATTACTGGAATGAAAGGAAGTGCTAGTGGGACATTGCCAGTATTTAAAGACTTTGTTCAGGTATCAAGAGATATTAGCCAGGGGTCAAGTCGTCGTGGGGCATGGGCAGGTTATATTGAAATTGACCATCCAGATTTCTTTGAATTAGTTAATTTTATTAATAAAACACCGGATGATGCAAATATTGGTTGGTGCATTAGTGATAAATTTATTGAAAGATTAGAAGCAGGGGATAGAGATGCTTTAGAAAGATTGCAAAAGTCTTTAAAATTAAAAATGATTACCGGTAAAGGATATTATTTCTTTACTGATAAAGTTAATAGACAAAACCCGCAAATGTATAAGGACAGGAATTTAAAAGTTCTTGCAAGCAATCTTTGTACAGAAATTGCTTTAATGTCTGATGAAGAGCACACATTTTCATGTGTATTATCTTCTATGAATGCTTCACTATATAATGAATGGAAAAATACCGATGCTGTATTTAATGCAATTGTTTTCTTAGATTGTGTGAACCAAGATTTAATAGAAATTGGTAAAAGAACCGAGGGAATGGATAAAGTTGTTAAATTTGCTAAAAAAAGCAGGGCATTAGGTTTAGGTCTACTAGGATTCCATTCTTATCTACAAGATAATAGTATTCCATTTGAATCATTTGAAGCACATTTAAAAAATATTGAAATATTTAAACATATCAATGAAGAATCTTTAAGAGCTTCTGAATGGATGGCAAAAGAATTTGGCGAACCTGAATGGTGTGTTGGTTATGGAGTAAGAAATACTCATAGAATTGCTGTGGCACCAAATCTTTCTTCTGCATTAATTTGTGGTAGTGTTAGTCAAGGCATTGAACCAATATATAAAAATGCTTATATACAAAATACTGCTGCTGGTAAAATGACCAGAGTGAATCCTTCATTGTTAAAAATAATGAAGGATAAAGAAATTTATAGTGATGTTATAGTTGACGATATTATAGCAAATAATGGTTCAGTTCAAAATGTTGACTGGTTAACAGACCATGAAAAACAAGTATTTAAAACAGCATTTGAAATTGACCAGAAAACTATTATAAAATTAGCTTCTGCGAGGCAAAAATATATAGACCAAGCGCAAAGTATCAACTTATTCTTTTCTGCTGATGAGGATGAAGAATACATTGCTGAAGTGCATCAATTAGCCTTTCTGGATAAGTATATTAAATCTTTATATTATATTAGGTCAGAAACTGGCGTTAATGTTTCTAAAGGCGAATGTTTATCCTGTCACGGATAGTATAAAAATATTGACTTAGTATGGTTATAGTCGTATAATATAACCATACTTTAACTTAATTAACTAATAAGGTGGCATTATGTTTGATTTTGATAAATGGGATAAAGAATATAAAGAGTTTGAAACCATATGTAGAAAAAGAGAACTTGAAGAATTAAGGCAATTGAGGAATGAAGGACTTGAAACTGCATTAAGAAGAAAATTATTGGATAATAGTATTAGTGATAGTCGTTTCTATAATGGACTTGATGTATAACATTTAATTTGTATGTAATGGTGAAGTATGAAAAGGTTAGTAAAAGTAGTTTCGGCTAGATTAGATAGTTATTGGTATGCCGGTAAAATTGGTGAAACATTTTGGGTAGAGGATTATTCTAGCGATATATATAGGGTTTGTTCTAGTGTGCCAACTTGTAGTTGGATTGATATAGCAGACTGTCAAGAAGTTATTTCAAACAAAGAACATTTAATATGTATAAATGAAGCTAGAGCTTTGCAAAAATCTGGAAATGTATTTGCCAATAAACCAACTTCATTTGAATGCCTTGATTTACCAGATGATTTTATGGATGCTTATATTAATTATTTAAAAAATAAAGATGCG